TTATTACTGGTGCATCAACCATATCAGCAGTTTCTTCTGCAACAGCAACAGGTAGACAAATAGATCGCGGACAAGCGGTTATTAGTGCAGTATCTAGCGTTACAGCATCTGGTACTCAAATTGATAGGGGTGTTGCAACCATAGCAGAAACATCTGGATTTACAGCTGTTGGTATACAAATAGACCTAGGATCTGCAACTATATTTGCAAGTTCTGGTATGACAGCCACAGGTCATCAAATAGACCGTGGTGTGGTTATAGGTCCAGCAGTATCAGGTATGACAGCTACAGGTAGATTTACTGTAGTTGGTGAAGGAACATTTGCAGAAACTAGCGGATTTGATGCACTAGGTGGCATTGTATTAACAGGTGCATCTGTAATTGCACAAACAAGTGGATTTAATGCAGTTGGTGGTCTAAAATGGGAAGATATAATTGTTCCTGGTGAGACTTGGACCGATCAAATAGTAGCAGATGAAACATGGACCGACCAAGCAAACCCAGATACATCATGGACAACATTAGGCGAACAAGACGCAGCTTAAAGGATAAAATTTTATGGCAGATACATTTACAACGAATTTAAATTTAACTAAACCAGAAGTAGGCGCATCTACTGATACCTGGGGTACAAAGATAAACAATGATCTTGATACAGTAGACGGTTTATTTAGCTCTACTGGTACTTCAGTAGCTATGAACTTAGATGGAGCAGTTATAGATAGCTCTGTCATTGGTGGTACTACAGCAGCAGCTGGATCATTCACAACTTTATCAGCAAGCACATCTATTACAGGTACATTAGCTACAGCAGCTCAACCTAATATTACAAGTGTTGGTACGCTTACAGGTTTCACTTCAACAGGTATTGATGACAATGCTACATCTACAGCTATAACTATTGATAGTAGTGAAAATGTTGGAATTGGCACGAGTAGTCCATCAGACTACTATGCAACAGAATTAGTTGTAGATGCAAGTGATGAAGGTGGTATTTCTGTTGTTAATGGAACAACTGAAACAGGTTATCTTGCTTTTGCAGATGGAACATCAGGTACAGCTAGATATTCAGGATATTTAAGTTATGACCATAATGTAGACGCACTTACTTCTAGGTCTGCTGGTTATATAAACTTTATGACTGGTGGTGGCACAGAAAGAATGCGTATTGATTCTTCAGGCAATGTTGGAATTGGAACGACCTCAGTATCAGCTTCAAGAATGCAAATAAAAGGTGCAAATAATACCACTTCTGCATACGCAGATGGTTTAAAAGTTACATCAAATAACGAAACTGTTTACATGCAATATTCATGGACAGGAATGAATGCTAACGATTCAATGAAATTTGGTATTGCTGGAACAGAAAGAATGCGTATTGATTCTTCAGGCAACGTGTTGGTGGGTAAGAGTTCATCTGCATTTAATACAGCAGGTGTTCAGTTACAATCAAATGGTGAATTGTATGCAACTAGAGATGGTGGAACTGTAGTTTCTATCAATCGTAAATCTAGTGATGGAGCTATTGTTAATTTTGCAAAAGATGGCTCAACAGTTGGAAGTATTGGTGCTAGTGGCGGTGATTTAATTGTTGGTACAGGTGATACTGGACTATATTTTTATGATGGTGCTGATACAGTTATTCCGTGGAATATTTCATCAAATAGTGCTAGAAATGGAAGTATTGATTTAGGTGCTTCTTCTCATAGATTCAAAGACCTCTACCTTTCAGGCACAGCTTATATTAATACTGCTGTTGGAATTGGAACGACTAGTCCTGAAAAAGCATTACACATTAAAAGCACCTCCAATCAATTAAGATTACAAGATAGTACAAATGATAAAAAGTACGACTTAAATGTAGATGGTAGTAATTTCTCCATTGACGATATGAGTGCTGGTTCTTCTAGGTTTACAATAAAAGATGGTGGAAATGTTGGAATTGGAATAAGTAGTCCTTCAAATAAACTTCATGTTTCTTCATCTTCAACTGATGTTGCAAAATTTGAAACAACTGGTGCTTATACATTTGTTAGTTTAGATAATGCAACTAGAGATTGGGCATTATCAGTTGGAGGTAGTTTTGGTATATACGATAAAACAGCAGCAGCAACTAGAATGGCTATTGATTCTTCAGGCAACTTGTTGGTGGGTGATGCTTCTGCAACTGGATTATTAAATTTACAAAAAGCTGGAACAACAGCCTTAGTTATTAATACTACTACAGGTACAAATAATTTTGCAGCCTTTCAAAGAAATGGCTCAACAGTTGGCTCTATAACAACTAATGGTTCAACAACATCTTTTAACACATCTTCAGACTACAGATTAAAAGAAAATGTAGACTATGACTTTACTGCTCTTGATAGAGTTGCACAATTAAAACCAGCTAGATTTAACTTTATAGCTGATGCAGATAATACAGTTGATGGTTTCTTAGCTCACGAAGTACAAGACATAGTTCCTGAAGCTATTTCAGGTGAAAAAGATGCGGTTGATGATGAAGGCAATCCTGAATATCAAGGAATAGACCAAAGCAAACTTGTACCTCTTTTAACTAAAGCTATACAAGAACAACAAGAACAGATTGATGCCTTACAATCTGAAATTAACTTACTTAAAGGAGAATAATAATGGCAAATACATATACATGGGATTGCAAAACAGTTGACACATATCCAACACACGACAGTCATTCAGACGTTGTTTACAACGTACATTGGCGATTAAACGCAGAGAGCGATCAACAAGATGCTGAAGGTAATAACTATGCAGCTTCTGTTTATGGTACTCACAGCGTTAATGCAGATGATATATCAAGCTTTGTACCCTTTGCAGATCTTACCAATGACACAGTTACTGGTTGGGTTACAGCAGGCATGGGTGACGATGAAGTAGCTAGTCTAAAGTCTAGCTTAGATAATCAAATCGCATTATTGATTACACCAACATCTGTTACTAAAACTATAGGTTAAACAATGGCACTATTGCCTGTAACTCCGCCAGCTGGCATAGTCAAAAACGGTACTGACTATGCTAACAAAGGTCGTTGGGTTGACGGCAATCTTGTGCGTTTTGAAAACGGCTATCTTAAACCGATTGGTGGTTGGTCTAAACTAAAAACTACAGCACTTGATGGTGAGCCTATAGGTATGTATGCCTATAAGGACAACCTAGGTGCATCTGTTTTAGCTGTTGGTACAAGACAAAAGGTTTATGTTTTATACGACAACACATGGACTGATATAACACCATCTGGTTTTGTAAACGATGCTTCTAATGATCCTCTTGGTTATGGTGCATACCACTATAACGTAGAAGATTATGGCGATGCTAGAAGTCAATCTGGACTACCTCTTGATACAGGTCATTTCTCCTTTGATAACTGGGGTGAGGATTTAGTCTTTTGTTTTTCTGGTGATGGCAAGATATACAAGTGGAGGCCAGTTTCAGGAGGAACAGCTGATACCATTGGCACAGTCGTAACAAACGCTCCTACAGGCTGTCAGGCTGTCCTAGTAACTAATGAAAGGCATTTAGTTGCTATTGGTTCTGGTGGTGACCCTAGAAAGGTAGCATGGAGTGATAGAGAAGATAGAAACAACTGGACATCTAAAGCTACTAATACAGCAGGTGATGTGCAAATACCAACAGGCGGTCGTGCATTACTAGCAGTCAAATACCAAAACGATGTTATGGTTTTTAGTGATACTGGTATTGATAGAATGAGCTATGTAGGCTCACCTTTTGTTTATGGTATAACCGCAGCAGGTGCAAACTGTAAAGCAGTTAGTAGAAGATCAGTCGTACAAACAGGAAACTTTCTAGCGTGGATGGGTGAAAACTCATTTTTTGTTTACGATGGTGTTGTAAGAGAAATACCATGCGATGTGCATGATTATGTATACGACCAACTAAATGTACCAGGAAGAAAAGCATGTTGGGGTGGACATAACTCTAACTTTAACGAAATATGGTGGGGTTTCCCAAGCGGTGATGGTATATATCTACCAAACAAATATGTAATATGGAATTACTTAGAAAACACTTGGTCTATAGGCTCAATGGATAGAGGCTGTTGGATTGACCAAGGTGCGTTTGATTTTCCTATTGCTGGTGATTCAAATGGTTTTATATACG